CAATGTTTTTTCTAGTATGGGTGGTATGGGTAACGAGCTTTCTATGTACAGAGCATTTGTTCCTACTGCACCAGAAAATTCTTTACCTGATTGGGAAGCACAGCTAGGTAAACCAGTTAATATTACTGTAGCCCCTATAGAAAGTAAAGGAAGGGTGTTTGATAACATAATGAATGTTTCTGCTATACCTTTAAAGTATCAAGACAAAGTACCCGAAGCTGTTACAACAGAGTTTTCTGCTGGTGGCTCTGAAGAACTTGATTCACCTGCTATTAAAAACTTGAGGGGGTATCAGAAAACAGCCCACGAAAATCGTATCAGACAAAACACTACCTCTACTAAACAACCACAACCAGTAGTAGAAGAAGAAGTTTTTGATGAGGCTGTTCCCTTCTAAATGAAAGCCTTAATAGATGGTGACATCATAGCTTACAGGGTAGGCTTTGCTTGTCAGAAAAAGGATAAGGAAACAGGGTTGGTTACGGCTGACCCTAAACCTTATGCTCTCCATTCTACTAAGCTCTATGTCAATCAGATAATAGAGGACTGTGGCTGCAATAGCTACACCATATACCTCACACCTAAGACAACCTTCCGTAACAAAGTAAGAGATGACTACAAAGGCAATAGGAAAGACATTGCCAAGCCAGTTCATCTTGAGGCTATCCGTACCTACTTGATTAGTATTTACAAAGCTAAAGTAGTAGATAATATAGAAGCTGATGATGCGTTAGGTCTTAAACAAAATCCTAGGACTATGATATGTAGTATAGATAAAGACTTGTTAATGTGTGAAGGCAACCACTACAACTTTGTAAAGAAGGAGTTTAAACAAGTAACTAAAGAAGAAGGTATTAGATTTTTTTATCAGCAAATGATAACTGGTGATAGTGCGGATAATATCTTAGGCATTAGAGGTCTTGGTAAGGTCAAGGCAAGCAAGCTATTAAAGGATACCGCAAGAAAAAATTGGGATAATATGATTATTGATTTGTACATAAAAGAGTTTGGCTACGAGGAAGGTCGTAACAGATGTGTACAAAACAGTCAGCTATTATGGATACTACAATCAAACAAACAAATGCCAATGGATTTTAGTTATGAACAAGTACAGAAGTAAGTATGAAGCTAACATAGCTAAAGATTTAAAAACAAGAAGGATTAAGTTTGAGTACGAAACTATAAAGATACCCTACTATTTAAGTAAGAAAGGTAGATGTAAGTTTTGTTCATCTGGTGTAGTGTTTGTTCACAAAGTATATACACCTGACTTTATAATAGGTTCAATTATAGTAGAAGCAAAGGGTAGATTCACTTCAGTTGACAGAACTAAAATGGCTCAAGTGGTAAAAGAGAATCCAAGCCTTGACATTCGTATGTTGTTTATGCGTGATCAGTGGTGTACTAAAAAGAAAAGAAAAAGATATTCTGATTGGTGTAACGATCATGGTATTAAGTTTGCTTTTGGTACAGCACTACCTAAAGATTGGTTAAGGGAGTCAAGAAAATGATTGATACAAAGTTTTGTATATTCTGTGGTGTACATGAGCCTGAGTACACAGTAAAAGAGTACACTAGAAAGTGCAAGTCATGTGGTGAAGGTGTTGTTCTTTCTATAAACGAAGCAATAGACCTTATCAACAGTCTTAAAAGTAAAGGGTTTGTTACAGAAGATATGCTAAGTTGTGTTTCTGAACAAGACTATGAAAGGGGTGAGCTAGATTTTGATGATGACTTGTTATCAGTAGAGCAAGCTATTGCAAGGGAAGATGCCATGCGTGACATTTATGGTGATGAAGAGGAGTATTGATTATGAAGATATGCGTAGTACCAGATACACAGGTTAAGCCTGATGTACCACTAGATCACTTGCTGTACGCAGGTAGGTACATAGCATCTAAGAAACCTGATGTCATTGTAATGATAGGTGATTGGTGGGATATGGAATCCCTCTGTTCATACGATAAAGGCAAGGCATCTTTTGAAGGTAGAAGATACAAGAAGGACATAGATGCAGGTAACTTGGCTATGGACTTGTTCTTACAACCTATCAAAGCAGAGCGTGAAAGACTAAAGGTAAACAAGAAGAAACAGTGGAAGCCTCGTATGGTATTTACTATTGGCAACCATGAGCAAAGGATTGAAAGAGCCATAGAAGATAATGCTATGCTAGAAGATACGATAGGCTACCATGACCTTAACCTAGATGATTGGGAAGTAGCTGACTTCTTACAGCCTGTTATAATAGAAGGTGTAGCTTTCAGCCACTACTTTACTACTGGTATTATGGGTAGACCTGTGACCAGTGCTAGGGCTATGCTCACTAAGAAGATGATGTCATGTGTGATGGGTCATGTACAAGATAGGGATATAGCTTATGGTAAACGAGCAGACAACGCTAGACTTACAGGATTGTTTGCTGGTATGTACACACAGCATGATGAAGGATACTTAGGTAATCAAGGTAACAGTTCTTGGAAAGGTATCTGGATGTTAAACGAAGTAGAGAATGGTAGCTTTGATGAATTACCTGTATCACTTAATTATTTAAAGAATAAATACGGAGGATAAAATGAATAAGATTGTTAAGGGTGTTAGCAAGTTTCAATGGGGTGGAGATCACTATAGAAAACTACCTATTCAAGTATGGGATTTTATTGCTGCTAACAAACTAGATTACTTTCAAGGTAATGTAGTTAAGTATGTATCCAGATATAAAGATAAGAATGGCTTAGAAGATTTAAAGAAAGCTAGACATTACATAGATAAAATTATTGAGAATGATTACACGAGGACTGTGCCATGCCCACCACAAAAGGAAGCTGGTCAAGAGTAAAAGATAAGAAACGATTTGACGATAACTACGATAAAATATTTGGAGTAAAAGATGAATCAGTACCAACAGTACATAGCCCTATCAAGATACGCAAGATGGATACCAGAACTAAACAGAAGAGAAACTTGGAAAGAAACAGTTGATAGATACATGACTAATGTTGTATCTGATAAGGTAAGTAAAGATACTTACAAGCAACTAGAAGATGCAATCTATAATCTCAATGTTATGCCTAGCATGAGAGCAATGATGACTGCTGGTCAAGCTATGGAACGAGATAACACTTGTGCTTACAACTGTAGCTACTTAGCAGTAGATGACCCTAAGTGTTTTGATGAAGCAATGTTTATATTATTGTGTGGCACTGGTGTTGGATTCTCTGTTGAGCGTCAGTACATTAGTAAGCTACCAGAAGTCCCTGATGAGCTGTACAAGAGCGATACTACCATAGTGGTTAGTGATAGTAAGGAAGGGTGGGCTAAAGCCCTCAGACAGCTAATCTCGTTGCTCTATGCAGGTGAGATACCTAAGTGGGATACACACAAGGTACGACCAGCAGGTGCTAAATTAAAAACATTTGGTGGTAGGGCATCAGGTGCTGAACCACTGGAGGATTTGTTTAGGTTTACTTGTGAAACATTTGTAACAGCAAAAGGTAAGAAGCTATCTAGTATACAATCCCACGACTTGATGTGTAAGATTGGAGAAGTAGTGGTAGTAGGTGGTGTTCGTAGATCAGCTATGATTTCTTTATCTAACTTATCTGATGATCGTATGCGTCATGCTAAGTCAGGTGATTGGTTTGTCTTAAATCCACAACGAGCTTTGTCTAATAACTCTGTATCGTACACAGAGAAACCTGACATGGAAACCTTCTTGCGTGAGTGGACTGCTCTTGTAGAGTCTAAGTCTGGTGAGCGTGGTATCTTTTCTAGGGTTGCATCTAAGAAGCAAGCAGCTAAGAATGGTAGACGAGAGGTTGACCATGAGTTTGGTACGAATCCTTGCAGCGAGATAGTGCTACGACCAAACGAGTTTTGCAATTTAACAGAGGTTGTAGTTAGGAATGATGATGACCTTGACACCTTAACTAATAAGACAAGACTAGCTACCATATTAGGTACAATACAAGCTACCTATACTAAGTTCCCTTACCTCAGAAAGATATGGCAACGAAATACAGAAGAAGAAAGATTGCTTGGTGTTAGTATGACAGGGATTATGGATAACAAGTTAGTATCTACAGGTAAAGATGCTAAAGAAATATTGGAGCAACTAAGAGATGTTTCTATACAAACTAATAAAGAGTTTAGTAAAAGACTGGGGATTCCACAATCTGCTGCTATTACTTGTGTTAAGCCCTCTGGTACTGTTAGCCAACTTGTTGATGCTAGTAGCGGGATTCATACTAGACATAGCCAGTTTTATATACGGACGGTTAGAGGTGACAACAAAGACCCCCTCACAAGATTCTTAGTGGATAGTGGTGTACCAGCAGAACCTTGTGTTATGAAGCCTGACACTACTACTGTGTTTAGCTTTCCTACTAAAGCACCTAAAGGTTGTGTTACTAGAGATGACTTAAATGCTATTGAACAACTAGAAGTATGGCTCATGTATCAAAGACATTGGTGTGAGCATAAGCCTTCAGTTACTATTACAGTAAGAGAGCATGAATGGCTAGAGGTAGGAGCATGGGTGTTTAAACACTTTGATGAGATGAGTGGTGTATCATTCCTTCCACATAGTGACCACTCTTACAAGCAAGCACCTTATCAGGAGATAGAACAAGACGAATACAAAGAACTTAATAAGTTGATGCCTAAAGATATTGATTGGGAGAAACTATCTGAGTACGAAGTAGAAGATACTACTGTTGGTTCACAGACTTTAGCCTGTTCT